CACCTCTAGCTACACGTTGTGTTTTAGCTTTTGGTGACGGAGCATTATCGCCAAATCTTTCAGGCAAACGCCTTGCGGCCCGTACCTTCAATTCATCCCAATACTCTTCTGTCTGTGGATTGTAACCATCTTTAGATAAAGCCTGATCAATTGCCATTACAATAGCTGAGTCTTCATCACGCCCATTACTGTCATACCAAGGATTTTCATCCATAAATTGTTTAGCGTGATGTAATGTCATTTCATCAACCGTGTTTTCTTGTGGTTGAGGTTGTGACGCTTGTCTTTTTTGATGACTTAGATTTTGCATTTTTGCTAATGCCTGATCACGATACTTCATAGCCTTGGCAACATCTTCTCCATTGCCTTCTTCTACAGCTTTCGCAATCACTCGATCCGCTAATTCTGCTTCTTTCTGAGCCTGTTGGATATTAAAATCAATACCATTGATTTCACCTTTAAGAGACTTTTGCTCTTGTGCAGTTAAACGTCTTTCTAAATTATCATTGCGTTTTCTAAGAAAATCTAATTCTAATTTATCGCGTTTAATTGCATTATCGCGTCTTTCTTTTCGCTCTTGTTTTTCTTTTCGTCTACGCTCACGAATACTTTCTCGTTCATCATTAGACCCTTGTGCAACAAGTTCTTCAGGTTCATCATCTTCATCTGTTTTTTCAACAGGTGGAGTTTCAACAATTTCAATATCATCCTCAGAGATAGGCTCCTCTGGTGGATCGTCTTCAATTACAACAATTTCATCATCGTTTTCATCAACAATGTCATCGTCTTCTTTTCCTAAATTACTCATCTCTTATCTCCTTATCAGATGAATGCTTTAATTTTTAAGGGATCGCCTGTGACTTTTCCAATAATGTCTAAGTCATTAAAAATAACAAACATGGCTTTTTCACCCAGAGGTTTTTCGTCTAACGGAACTTCCCACCGATCACCGCCATACTTCGGCACGCGAACAAAGTCACCTTCGTTACACCATTGACCTTCAGGCCAACCATCCATTGTATTTCTATTTTTAAATGCTAGTGGACCAATGTTAATAACTTTACCAACTTGAGTATTCCACTTTTCTGTATCTTTGGAATCATTTGTAAGAATAATTCCACCACTTGTTTTACTTTTTGCTGTTCTAATTTGAACCAGAATGCGACTTCCGAAAGGCTGTATTCCCGAATCAGTTTCAGGAAAAGCCTCCGCTAATGCATCCTTATAAGCCTTTGTCACCATGTTTCTCCTCATCCAGAAGTTTTAGAAGTACGTTAATAGAAGCCTCAATACCAGCTACTACACCTACACGATGCCCGTACTCAAAAGCATCGCGCTCTTGTGGATGCTTCAAGGCCGCTTCAGTAAAAGTTGCCTGTTCGACCTTGAGAGCATTCAAAAGTTTGGTTTCAATATTCATACTTTTCCAGTTCTTTTATATTTTTGACGTTGGCCTTGAGTTGGCCCAACGGCACCGCCTTTAGCATACCCTTTGGTTTTCATTTTACCGCCTTTGGCATAACCTTTAGACTTCATGCCACCTTTAGCATAACCTTTACTTTTCATTTTTTTTCTCCGTATATAAATTGTCAAAAACACGATTTACATCCAAAGTATAGTCCAAATCTGATTTGCTGTAATGAATATGTTGTGATGGACGAAACTCTGGTGCTCCTTCTCCCAACTCAAACCACGCAGGGTGCGTAACTCTAACTCTATTATTAGGTAAAGCTACTATATTACCTGTCCATTGGCCTGCATCCAGAAGTTCTAGAACATGGGACTGCTTATGTTGAGCAGGGTCATCTCCTATTTCTGAATCAGTGTAGTCAACAGTGAAGTAATATTTTGCTGGATACAGTTCTCCGTCAATCTTTGCTAACCAAGGACAAGGAGTACATCGGTCCAACACATAAACACTATGAGTTCTTGAAGAACAATCCCACGGTTGTGCATCGTGAGTTGCCATTGGCACAGGCCACTCATCAAATGGCGTATCGCCAACTAATGCTGTTATCGGCATTCTTGCCCACATCGCACCGCCATGAACATTAGGTTCATCAGTGTCGTATGTCTCAGCACCCGTAAAAATCATCTGAAAACTTAAACTACGACACGGTAATGTAGTAACAGCAATTGCCATTGCATGAATAAATTCACCATGAAACTGTTGATGGTTAAACGTGTATTCTTTACGCACCCAACACTTGAAATGCGGAATATTACTCTGTAAAAAAGCCATCGTTTACGTTTTACCACTATTCGTTATGGGTTAGGATTTATTCCCGTACCCGTACTCACCGAAACTTTCTCACCCGTAGCCATTTCAGCTGCAGCAAGCAGTTTAGCTGTCTCATTATCAGACGTATTCATTCTTTCTCTAGCCGCAAGTTCTGCTGCTTTTCTATCGTTCTCGTTAGCTTGTTTCATTTGCTCAAGAGCTATACGTTCTTGACGTTCAGCCTCATCATTAGCAATTTTGGCTGTTTCAAGTTGATCATCATTAGCCATTTCTTGAGTTTTAAGTTGTATTTTAGCTTGTTCAAGCTCCATTTTACCTTGAAGTTCCATTTGATCTTGTTGGATTTTGGCTTGTTCAGCTTGTGCTCTCTGTTGTAGCGTCATTTGAGCAATTTCTAGCGATTTATCCTGTGGCATTGGAGGTTTAGGAGCAAATTGTTGCGCCGCTTCCGTAATTTGTGCCAATTCTTGACCAAAACTCCCTAATTGTTGCTCAATAAACTGTTGAACTTTACCAATTACCGTGACTTGGTCTTGTGCTTCCTCTTGAATAAGGTTTTGAGACTGTGCCTGTTGAACAGCCGTGTGTGCTTCGACCAAATAATAGTTTAAAAGATGATCTCTTAGGTGAATCGCCATAGGATACAGAAAATTAGGCACAATTGCAGGGTTTGAACCAAATAATGGTGACTTTAAAAACGGCAAATGCGTCAACATATGAGCCAAATGGTCCTGTTCTGGTAAAACATAGATAGGTCTACCCAAAGCTGCAGCTACATTTTCGCTCACAGGGTCCATATTTTCTGTTCCTGGTTGTTCTAACAACACCTCAGAGTCAGGAACTTTCATTACTCGTAAAAACATTTCTTCAACTTTACGAGGATCGTACATTTGAGGCATCATTTGAGCACGTTCCATAATTGCTTGGATCTGTGCAAACCTCTGTGTCTCACTAAATATTGCAGGGTCACTAACAGGAACAACATCCAATGGACCGTCAAAGTCAGATGGCTCTACTTCTAGCCCAACGTCATTTGCTTTTATGTCTTCTTCAATTAAATATGCACTGTTGATACGATGTAGAATTTTAAAACATCTACTCATGGAAGAATGAAGACGCGAATGAATAGAACTGAACACAACCATGCCCTGTTCAATAAGAGCCATCGTTGTACCCACGGGCATATTCGGATTAGTGTCACTAAGTTTTTCAAATGATGTTTGAACAACACCTTTGCCTGCGTCTACTAAAAAACCCAACAATTGAAACAACGTAGGACTTGGACCGTTGAACGGTAATGGCATAGCAATTTTGCGTATGTCATCAACCATTGCACCACCTTCAATCTCAGCAATCTCTGTTGGTTGCAAACTAATTGTCTGACCGCTTGGTCCACCTTTTAATTTTAACATGGTGGGAATGTTTTGAATGTGAGCACTGTCCATCAACGCTCGTAATGCACCTGTTGCTGCACCACTTAGACCACCGATCATTTGAGTTAATCCAATTGGATAGGCACCACGCCAAGGCACAAATGGAAACTCAACAATCCAATCCAATTCGTTTTTCATTGCATCGTCTGGTTCCCAGTTTCGATACAGTGACAACGCCTTGTTAGTAGTCTTGTCAATTGTAAGAATATAAGGCTCTAAACCATCACTCTCTTCAAATTCAATGTAAGTGTAAACTTCAAACAAAGTTCTAAGACCGTCTTCGTTATAACTTGTCTCACTCTTGCCCTCTATTTTATCATTTGCAATTGTAGCTTTACTGTACTCAGGGTCATTCGGATAACCCAGATCCACATCAATATACATACCCGACTTTACACGTTGCCCGTATTCCATTTTGGTTATGTATTGAACGTGGGTCTTTCTTTCAGCCGAATAAAAATTAGTAGCTGCAAATGGCAGATACACATCGTCAATTGGAATGAACTCAGATATTGGTCTACGGTGCTCATTGTTCCACATGAATTTCATATACTGACCACCGCCTAACGGTAGTTGTGTGCTCAATTGTTCTAACTCAGAACGGAACTCAGGCATTTGCTCAGTAGTCTGCCAATTCATAAACTCAGTTTTACGCCTAGCTTTTTCTACTTTGTCTGGCGTTTGCATTCCGTTAATTTTACTTTTAACTGGGCCTGTGGATGGAAACGCTTCTTTCATAAATCGCGCTGAGAAATCCACACACGCCTGAATTAACATTGGATGCACAACGCGATTAGCCCCAGTAAACTGAGCACCTCCAGGTGCATCATCACCCAAACCCGTGCGTTGCAATCCTACTTCGTATTGCTTGTCTCTTTTTTCCCGTGACTCTTTGTCTCTACTAATCTTTTCAACTAAATCACTGATAGCTGTTTTAAGTTTACTCTGATCTACTTCTTCAACAATGTTTGCAAAATGTGCAAGTTTGTCTTCTTGGCTTGCTTCCATCTCATCCAATCGGACCATAGCACCGCCATCGTCTGTGTCTTCAACTTCAGCAATCTCATTAGGAATAGCTACAGTTTCACCTTGTAGCTCATCACCCATCATTGTTTCATCAGACATTATATGTCTCCAATATCTGGTCAGCCATCATATTGATTTTATCGGCATCATATGAACCGCCTCTGTTAAATCCTTTAGTAAAGTTAGCCATTACTTTTGTTTCGTTGTCACGGTATGGATCTACTGAACCCTCTACATTTATTCTGGAGCCAGTGTTAGGCACTCTATATTCATATCCCACTTTACCAGAAGTCTTTTCGTTTATTGGATCATAATCAACTTTACCGTAACCCGTAGAGTTTTCACTTAACATACGCTGTAACTCGCCCACAATGTTTGTAATATTCCCACTAGCAGGGTCATAATTAATATTACCACTAAGTCTATTATCACCCATATTATATGATCCAGACAGATTAGCGTTTATAAATTCTCTCTCATTAGGATCTAATACACCTTCAAGTCTTATATCTCCTTGATCACCGATGTAAGTAAGACCGCCTGTGATTGGTGTTCCTTCAATAGTGGTATCATTAAAATCTGAAAATCCTTTAAGACCAAGCCCTGATATATCCACTACAACATTATCTCCAACTGTAGTGGTAAGACCTCCTTGGGTAGCACCCATTAACATATCTGTTGTGATTGTTTTAGGAGTTAACTTTTCTCCATCCCACATCATAACTTTTTCTCTGTCAGTGCCATATTTTACATTTGTTTCACCACCAGTAAATTCTATGTTGTCTATAAAATCCCTAATGATCGATGGAGATTCTTCTGAAGTTTCTATTTCTTGAATCTCTATTTCTTCTGTGTTTGCACTCGTATCAGAAAAAATACGATCTAACTCTTCTTCTATTACTAAACCACCTTCTGCATAACCTTTTTTTTGCAGGTTTGATAAATACTTTTCATCAATTTTTTGTGTAGGTAATCCTTCGCCTGCAATTCCTCGTTTAGCTGACATACCGTAAAAACTTCTGTCAAATTTTTGTTTATTTTCGGGATTGGTTTGTTTTCTTAATTCAAACTTTTGTTTCATTTTTTCCATAAACTCTGGAAAAGCATCTTCAAAAGGTACTCCCTCAAAAGATCCTTGCTTCGCTTGACCTGTTAGTATTTGCGGAAAACCAGGATGCACCGCAGGATTATTATATGTTTTATTGTCAAGTGAATATGCGTAAGGGCCAACAGTCATAGATGGAACATCTGGTTCATCTGACTTTTTAATTCGTAAATTTGGACCTAATAATTCTGGTTCTACACTGTCGCGTAAAATTTCTTCAGTATCAATTATCCTAGATTTAACACCACCCATTGGAACAGCTTTTGGTAATTCACCACGATTTATTTTTGCCACCACTTCAGGCTCAAGTTCCACTGATTGTCCTCTAATCATACGAGAAATACTTTTTCTTTGCATGAATGTTCCAACTTCATCAATCATATCCCAAATAAAAGGATCTCTAATATCAGCCCCGTCAGGAAAACCTAATAACTTTAAATTATGATTCATTTTTGCTGCTTGCTCTGGTGGCAGTTTACCTTCAGATACAGCTTTTTTAAATTTATTAGTAAGTTTTTCAAACACAACTGGATTGCTCATATGTTGAATATCAGTACCCAACAGAGTAGTCCAAATAAGATTGTTGCCTAGCTCACCTTCTTTAATATTTTGGTTTATTAGTCTACTGGCTGTTCCCTTATCCATAACACCCCATGCAGGATCACCAAAATCTTGACTCATATTCAGAGCCTCTTCAGGGGTAATGAGTTTACGATCAGGCAATTTAACGCCAGCCTCATCAGCCATTTTTTTAAGTTCAGGTCCAATATGAATAAATCCTGGACCACCACCAATTATGGTTGCACTTCTATCAGCCTCTGTAATAGCTAATTTATTTTTACCTTCAAGGTTCATATCTCCTAAAAATTCTGATAACGGTTTAGGTTTTTTATTTTCAATTTTTTGTCTGGCTCTCTTATATGCTGTTTCGCGTGCTTTCTTAGTGGGATTACCGTCTTTGTCAAAAAATCCTTCTACAGAAGTTGAAGTTTTACTTTTAGGAGTAGCAGAAACTTTAGGTGCAACACCCATACCCAAAACTGTCTCACCTGCTTTTTTTGCTGGACCTTTTATGGCAGAGGTAAATAATGATCCACCCGTCATATTCATAGCTGCATTTAATATTTCTTCTTGGGTAGGTTCATAACCTCTATCAACAGCGTCAAATAAAGCCATAGTTTCTACAGCATCATAAAGTGCTTGAGGTGCTGTTACATCTACTTCATTAATATCCTCATAACTTTCTTCTCTAGAAACATCAGGAAAAAATGTAGTTTTTCTTTCTACATTTGGATCTAAACCAAACTCACGAATATTAGTATCAAGTATCGTATCATCATCTGATGAAACTGTATCTACAGTCTCTCTTGCTTGTACTAAATCACCAAGTGTTACCTCACCGCCATTAGCAAAGTTTAATATCTCTTCTGCCATAGCATCAATACGGTCACTGTCATAACCAACAGATCCACCTTCAGCCCACTTGACTTTATTTGCCCAATACGCGGCAGATGTCGGACCCTTGGCTATGTTCTTTCCATGCCTAGCCTTAAATGATTTCCGTCTGTTCTTCTGGGTTTGTGACTCACCATCTTTAGGCTTGCCAGCAGTCTTAACACCCTGTTGTCCAAAACGAATAAGTTTTTCAGTTCCACCGTCATTAACTTTAACAACATGGGATTTGGTCTTGTGGTCAGGCGTGCGTCTTGGCTTGTTTAATTGCAAACTGTCTTTTAAAGATGGCGTGCTCATTCTACGTCACTTCCGTCTGGTCCGAAATCACCAAACCCAACAGGTGGTGTATAGGTATTTCCATCTGTAAAGCCCATAGTATCATCTAATGCTTCAGTAAAACTCATATTGTCATGTATTATCTTGTCTAAAACAACGGCTCCTTTGTATGCTGCCGCAAGTGGCGATAACGGTGGCATATTTGAAAAAGCATCAATGACATTGCTAATAGAAAAGTTTCCTATGTCTGCTGTTCCAACATCTGCCCTCATTGCATCTGCACCGCCCGTGCCATCCATGTTCAAAGATGCACCTCTACTCTCCATAAACTCTAGAATGTCTCTCACCTGTTTGTCAGCGTAACTGCCACCTTCACCCGTAACACCCAGAATGTCATACGCTCTTGCCAATTCACCCACACCACCAAGATCATCCAACATAGAAGGACCGCCCATGTTAGTGCTTGGAGCAAAAACATTACGCAAGAACCTAGACATATCTTGACCTGCTATGTCTTCGTTCATACCACCGCCTGCACCACTACCAAGCAAATTGGTTTTAAAGTTCTGGCCTATGTCACCATATACCTCACTCAATGCAATCGGCGTATCTATCTCCTCGTTAAAAATATAAGTGGGCCTAGACATATCCGCATTTTGACCCTCGTAATTTCTGTCCTCAACATTTGTCAGTATCTTGGCAATGTTCATCAAACCAGAATTAACATTCGGTAACTCCATATTGAAACCGTATCTGTTATCTTGTATCCCAAAATCTGGAGTAAATGGCGTGCCATGATAATGCTGTCTCGCAAAGTTGTCCTCAAACTCTGACGTTGGCATATATGAATTTCCAAACCTGTTCTGATAGTCTGTAGTTGCCTGTGCAAGCACATCAGGATTAGTCATCAGATATTGTCTCTCAGGACTTTGAACAGCAAAGTTTTCTACCTGTGCCTGAAAGTCTGACCCTGGAGCTACGCCTTGTGAAGAAACATAAGATGTGGCTTGATTCAAAAGCTCTGGGTTAGCTTGTAACGTTTGTAATGGTGCGCTGAGTTGAGTGTTAGCCCTCATTTCTGCTAACGATGCCGCTTGCTGATCAGCATATTGCTGAAACAAATCCATGTTTACCTTACCCGTATTGGGGTCTAGTGCTATCGCTTCTTCATAGGTAATAGCCATACTAACTCCTACACGGCATATGGATTAATGCGAGGCTTGTCTAACTTGCGAGGCTCATCAATATCCATAGCTTGTGGCAACTCAAACCAATGATCATTTTTCAGATATATCATAGCTTGGGTGAACGTGTCTACATAGTCATCATGTGGTGCCACAGGAAACTTCGTCAACTCAGTTACAAAATCCCTAGCCCAACTAACTTTATGCCCTCTGTTTTTTTTGCTCTCAGGTATCCACACCATACCCAATTCCAATATCGGAGCTGCTTGATGGGCGCGACTGATCTTGTCAGCATTGCCAGGATTGTATGCAACCGCTGGTACTTTGGCTAATCGCAGATCTTGTAACAACGACTGACCACTTGCCTTGGCCTCAACCAATACACGGTCTGGTCTTCGTGCTCGACTGTACGGACTTT